GAAGGAGAATAACATAATGGTAAGAACAAAAGTATTTAGTAAAGATTATTTAATGGATGAACTTGATTTACCGTATCAAAATACTATTGTTAATAGGATTGTAGATACTACTCGGTGGTCAATTATCCATGAGATTGTATTTGAAGATAATGGAAAGTTTTACATGACTACATATTCAGAAGGGGCAACAGAGTGTCAAGATGAAAGACCTTGGGAGTATGATGATGAGATTGAATGCACAGAAGTAGAACTTAAAGAAGTCAAAGTTAAAAAATGGATTCCTGTACAAGATTAGGAGAATAAAATGTTATACAAAATTAAAAGTATCAAACATAGCAGAGGTACACTAAAAGGATTAGATAGGCAAGATGGTAGATACCCTTTAAGAATTGGCAGAATCGTTAATCTGAATATAGATTATATCGAAATTGGATATCCGTTAGTTATTCGATATATAAGAGATTCTGATGGTACACCAATGAAGTTTAGCGTACTGAAAACAAGTAACGTTGTAGAAATCAATAGTGTAGGAGAAGTTGAATGTGATCCGTTGTTTGTGATTGTAGAAACTGAAAATTCTATATTTGAGTTTGAAAAAATGGAGGAATATGATATGAAAAATTACAATGAATGTATTGGTAAATATTATAAAAGAGAATTAGGTGACAGTTATCATGAAGGAGAAACATATGTATTTAAAATTATAGATTTTGATGGAAAATATTTTATTGTTGATGCATATGGTTTATATTTGGGATTTTCAACATTGGAAATTAATGAAAGATTAATTCCATTTTTCGACAGCAAAGACTTTAAAGAAATTGCAAAAGACGAATATGAAATAATTAAAACATTATGCATTAATCCATATGTTACAGAATGGAATTCCGAGAACGAATTGAATCCTAAAGTTTATCAATTAATTAATAGTAGAGAACTGATAAGAAAAAATCGTTTTTAAATATGAAGGAGATTTATGATTTTAAATATTTTAAATATTATTTGTTGGGCGATATTAGGTGCATTTTGCTCAAAAATCAATATAAAGAGTTTACATTTCTTTACACTATTAGTAATTATTGCAGCTATTCAGGTGATAGGAGCATTAGTTGGCTATTATAATGCATTAGCAGAATTTATATATGTATGAAAGAACTGTTTCATGGAGGTCAAAATATGAGAGATAAGAATAGAATACCAGAATTTACTAAAGAGTTAGAAAGAATATGGATGCAATATTATTCAGATTGGAGATTTGGTCAGTTAATGATAAACTTTTTGAATTATGTTGCATCTGAACATAATTATGATCCATTCTTCATAGAAGAAACTGAGATGTTAAAATATCTGAAAGAATATGAGAAGAAAAGTATATATTATAAGGAGAATAAATGAGTAAGAAGAATTATAAATATGTTCCTTGTGTGAAATATGGTGATAATAGCGGATGGATGGGAGATAAATTCTCTACTATGCAAAAGGCATGGGATTATCTCATGGAACATAAAAAGAAATATGATACAAGTAACGATGTTGTATTTATAGGCGTTATCAAATGCAAGAAAGATGAAAACCCATTTACACGAATTATTGATATTGGAATAAGGAGCTATAACGCATGGGAGTAGAAAACGTAATTAAAATTTTTAAGCAACTACAAAATACAAGAAGTTTGAATGACAAAAAATTAATTATTTATAAGAATAAAAATGATGAATTATTTAAAAAGTGTCTTGTGTTTTTGTTGGATTCAAACATTACAACAGGTATCAGTACAAAGAAATGGGATAAGATTAAAGTTAATCCAACACAGAAATCTGTTATTGATGATTTTGATAACCTATTAGACTATATTTCTAAAAACAATTCTGGTAGAGATGGTGATATTATCATATGTAAATCGTGGTGTAAAAATCAACCAGAAGAAATTCAAGAGTTTGCAAAACAAATTATCACAAAGAAATTTCGACTAGGGTGCGATAAGAAAGTAGTAAATAGTGTGATTCCAAAATTAATTCCATCATGGGATGTGCAACAAGCGTTTCCAATGTCTGATGCGAATATGCCTAAGAAAAATGAATGGTTTGCATTATCTCAAAAACTCAATGGTAATAATGCAGGATATTACAAAGGAAAGTTAATTAGTAGACAAGGAAAAGCATTTTCTGGATTAGATCATATTATTGAAGATATTCAAAAGATTCCAGATTATGATAATTTCTTTTTCAATGGTGAACTAATTCGTAAAAATATTGACAATCTTTCTGACAATGATAATTTCCAGTTAGGAACAGGCATTATCAACTCTGACGATTCTGATAAATCTTGTATTCAATTCATAATCTATGAAATGATTCCCGTAGAAGAATTTGAAAAAGGAGAAAGTAAATATAAGTACAAGGATAGAAAACAAAAATATTTAATTCCTTTATCTGAAATAATCTTAGAAAAAGAATTAGACAGTCTTAAAGTTGTTCCATTTGTATATGAAGGTACTGATATTTCAGTGATTGAACCATTGTTAAATGAAGCAAATGAAAAAGGTTGGGAAGGGCTTATGCTCAACAAAAATACAGTATGGAAGAACAAACGAAATAACGGTATCTTAAAAGTCAAATCATTTAAACACGCTGATATTTTATGTACAGGTGTAGTTGAAGGTGATGGCAAATACAAAGGGACATTAGGACTTATCAAGTGTGATTATAAAGGATATGAATTAGGCGTAGGTTCTGGATTTACTGATTCTCAACGTAATTTTTTCTGGAATAATCCAGATGAAATTGTCGGAAAGATTGTACAGATCAAATATAAAGGAGAAACACAAAATAAAAATGGTGGCATTTCAGTACAGTTCCCAATTTTTGAAATTGTAAGAACAGATAAAACTGAACCATCTTATAATTGATAACATTATAATAGGAAAGGATTTTATAAAATGAAGTGTAAAATCAAATTAAATACAATTAATGACGCAGGATTATTTGTAGCAAAATGCGGGGAATATAAAGATGTAGATATCGACTATGTATATTCTAGGTATACGATCGACGCAAAATCTATTATGGGGATTCTAAGCACAAGTCTTGATAAAGAATGTGTTGTAAATTTCTTATCAGATGATGAAAAATTATGTAATCAATTCAAAGAAGATATTAAATTATGGATCGTGGAGGAATAATACATGACAAGAGCAGATTTATTATTAGTAAATGATATTCGTAATATTTTTGCAAATGGAACAAAAGACGAAAATCCTCGTCCAAAATATGAAGATGGTACACCAGCTCATACATATTTTGTGAATCATGTTGTGAGAACTTATAATCTTCAAACAGAGTTTCCAATTTGTACATTGCGTCCTATTGCATGGAAGAGTGCCATTAAAGAATTGTTATGGATCTATCAAGATCAGAGTAGTTCATTACATTTATTAAAAGATAAATATAATGTTAATTATTGGGACGCTTGGGAATCTAAAGATATTCCAGGAACAATAGGTGTTAGATACGGGGTAACAGTAAGGAAACATAACCTTCTCAACAATTTAATTACTGACATTAAAGAGAATCCATATGGACGTAGACATATTATGTCTTTATGGCAAGAAGAAGATTTTAAAGAATCAGACGGACTAATGCCATGTGCATTCCTTACTATCTGGAATGTAAGAGGTGAATATCTTGATATGTGTCTTATTCAAAGAAGTGGAGATATGATTACTGCTAGTGGTGCAGGTGGAGTTAATGAAGTACAGTATGCTTGTTTACAGATGATGATTGCAAAAGCTACTGGATATAAAGCAGGTAAGTTTACACACTTCGTAGCAAATGAACAGATTTATGATCGTCACATTTATAATGCGAATGAGCTTATTAATAGAGCGAATGCACAAAAACTAGATTTATCTACATCTAATGGACATTATGATTATGAATTTGAACCAGTCAAAATGAATTTTAATCCTAAGTCTAATAATTTCTATGATTTCTCAATCGAAGATTTTTCCCTTGAAAATTATAATCCGATTAAACCAAATTTAGTTCTTCCATTGGGTATTTAATATGGAGAATATTAATATTAGTATACCCAAAATTAAAAATGGAACTTTATTGAAATTAGGTAGTGATAAATATTCTTTAACAATTAAAGTAGACAAACACCTAAATTGGTTTCAGAAAAAGATGTATAAAATTTGTTTTGGAATGATTGCAACCGATTATACAGAAGAATAGGAGTGTGATTATTATACATACAGTATATTGTGTATTAGGAAGAACATCTTCGGGTAAATCAACCATTACCCAAAAAGCAGCGAATAATCTGAATATGAAAGTCTTAAAATCGTATACTACTCGACAAAGAAGAGAGAACGAAACAGATGAGAATTGTGATCATATATTTATCTCTTCTAATGAAGTTGAAAAATATCGTAATGATATGATTGCTTACACCGATAGAGTAGGTTATTGCAGCTTTGCAACGAAACAGCAACTCTTGGATAATGATTTCTATATTATCAATCCCACAGGATATTATGAATTAAAACTTAAAACAAAAGATATGGATATTGAATTAGTAACCATCATGGTTAATGTTCCATACAATGACTTACGACAAAGAGCAAAGAAACGTGGAGATTATGACGCTTGGCAAGCCAATTATATCAAGGAAAGTGAAGAGTTTTCCAGTTTCGAGAAATCACATCTTATTGATTACTTTGTATTGAATGATAGAAGTCTGGAAGAATCTGTTGCGAAAATGGCACGCATAATCAATAAGGACAAAGCAAAACGAGGTATCACAGATGAGAAATGATATTAAAACATTATATGTTGATTTTGATGGAACGTTAGTTGCTACCATAGATGCAATTGTTGATTTATATAATGAAGATTTTCAATACTACAAGAAATTCCATTATATAAATTGGTGGACTGTTGATACTTGGGGATTTGAAGAATGTAATTGTGCTCCACCTGGATATATTGATTTGTACTTCAATCAGCCAAGATTCTTTGAGAAATTACATTTCATGCCTTGGGCTGAACGTGCAATCAATGAGTTATCTGAATATTATACCATTAAAATTGTGTCACATGGATATTCACCTAATCTTAAACAAAAAGAGGAATGGATTAAGAAAAGATTTCCAAATATAGAATTTATTGGTGTAAACCTTAAAGAACATTCTGATAAGTCACATATAGATATGAGTGACGGATTATTCATTGATGATAGCGCAAGAAATCTTGTAACTTCCAATGCAAAAGAAACGATTTGTTTTGGTAGAACATATAGTTGGAATAAAGATTGGACAGGTAAAAGATTACAGAATTGGGCTGAAATTAGACAATATCTGCTAGGGATTGGGAAAGAGGTGACTTTGGAGAAGTGATTATTAGTAGCGGAGAGCTAGTACGAGAGTTAAGACGTATTGGGGATAATTTCATTACTGTTGAAGTGGAGAATAGAGAATATGTAATTGATATGATTTCGCATAAACCAAATTGTGCTGACTCATTATGCGCACATCTTGTTTTGAAATGTAAAGATGGTGGAAACGGTGAAATCAAAAGAATTTGTTCATAAAAGTGGAGATATTGGTTGATAGGTTACATCTTGTAGATAAAGATAATGTGCTAAGGATAAATCTGATATTACTATTTTCAGAAAAACATTCTAATTATGACTATTAACAATTTATATAAATATCTCCACTACAAATAGTATAACACATAAAAAGAGAAAATAAATATATACAAGAAAAATAGTAAAGGAAGATAAGAAAATGACCGAAAACGAAAAGAAACTACTTGTGGAACTTATTTGCAATGAACAAACCCATATGATTGTCAAAGATCATACCAGCTATGATACTGATAAATATAAAGAATTAGAAGCACTCAAAATTAAGATTAAAGATATGTGAGAGGGGTGGTTATTATGAATGTAGTTATTGTTGGAGTTGGATCTTTTATCATTGCGTGTTTACTTGTAATTGCGTATATGTGCTTGTGTTTGGCGGTTTCAACAAAGGATAGAGAGAAGATTGAAAAGGAACTATTTAATAAGAGATTTGGTAAAGGAGATAATGAATGATTAGAATTATCAAAAAAGATGGAACTTTAGAAGATTTTGATGAACAAAAAATTGTAAACGCTTGTGATAAAGCTGCAAGACGGGCAATGTTTGAATTTTCAGAAAATGATTATTCTATTATTCTAAATGATGTTTGGCAAAAAATTGAGGAATTATATGAAGACGATTCTAATATTGAAATTTATGATATGCATAATATTGTAGAATCTGTTCTTGAAGAAGATTTTCCAGTTGTTGCAAAAATGTATAAAGAGTATAGAAATTACAAAAAAGACTTTGTTCATATGATGGATAAGGTATATGAGAGAAGTCAAGCTATCAGATATATTGGAGATAAAAACAATGCCAATACAGATAGTGCATTAGTAGCAACTAAAAGAAGTCTTATTTACAATGAATTAAGTAGCCAATTATATAAGAAATTTTTCTTAACACATGATGAAAAACAGGCTATGAAAGATGGATATATTTATATTCATGATAGGAGTGCAAGACTCGATACATTTAACTGTTGCTTATTTGATATTGGCTCAGTTATGAAGAATGGATTTGAAATGGGAAATATTTGGTATAATGAGCCAAATTATCTGGACTCCGCTTTTGATGTTATGGGAGATATTATTTTATCAACGGCTGCACAACAATACGGAGGATTTACTGTACCAGAAGTAGACAAGATTTTAGAACCATATGCAGAGAAAAGTTATGATAAATATTTTAATGAATATTTAGAAATTTGCGAAGATGTAAATGGTATTATTCCAGAAGTAATGGATTTTAGATGTGAAAAAGCATGTGAATATGCCACTGAAAAAGTGGAACGTGACTTTGAACAGGGATGGCAAGGGATAGAATATAAATTAAATAGCGTTGGATCAAGTCGAGGCGACTATCCGTTTGTAACAATGACTATAGGACTTGCAACAAGTAAATTTGGTAAAATGGCTGCAATTACATTATTGAATGTTCATAAAGAAGGTCAAGGTAAAAACGGATTTAAACGTCCTGTATTATTCCCTAAAATCGTATTTCTTTATGACAAAGATTTACATGGAGATGGTTCTGAAAAATATCCTAGTGCAGATGTATTTAATGCAGGAATTGAATGTAGTGCAAAAACAATGTATCCAGATTGGTTGTCATTAACAGGTGATGGATATGTAGCAGAAATGTACAAAAAATATAAACGAGTGGTTAGTCCTATGGGTAAGTGCAAATCAGCCCATGTAAAACGGTATTTAACTGTTTGCTTAACAGGTGTGGCGTAAGCTGCTAACAGATAGGTCTATAGGAGAAGAAATTCGATTGTACTATAGATGAAGCTGTGCTTCTTAAAAGAAGTTAATCGACTATCGGTGATGAGTGTAGCCGAGTAGAAACAGAGATAAGCACTGTTTCCAAAGATACCGCCCAATGACGAGATTTAGGACACCTCTGAGGGAAAAGCTAGTCAGTGCGTATGGTGACATACGATTAACATGTGTAGAGCATTTCTTTCACCTTGGTATGAAAAAGGTGGAATGCATCCAGTAGATGAAAATGATAAACCTGTCTTTGAAGGAAGATTCAATCTTGGTGTAGTTAGTCTTCATCTCCCGATGATTCTCGCTAAAGCAAGAAGAGAATCTAAAGATTTCTATGAGGTTCTTAATTATTATCTTGAAATGATACGCAATCTTCATAAACGTACATATGAATATATTGGTGAATTAAGAGCAAGTGTAAATCCTATTGCATTTTGCGAAGGTGGATTACTTGGCGGTCATTTAAAACCAGACGATAAAATTAAATCATTATTACCACCAATGACATTAAGTTATGGAATTACAGCATTGAATGAACTCCAAAGATTATATAATGGTAAATCTATCAGAGAAGATGGAGAATTTGCATTAGAAGTAATGAAGTATATCAATAATTATACAAATAAAATCAAAGAAGAAGATCATTTACTCTATGCAATTTACGGTACTCCTGCTGAGAGTTTATGTGGGTTGCAAATTAAACAGTTCCGTAAGATTTATGGGATTGTAGAAAATGTATCAGATAGAGAATATGTAAGCAATAGTTTCCACTGTCATGTGTCAGAAGATATGAATCCTATTGAAAAACAAGATAAAGAAGGAAGATTCTGGAATTATTTTAATGGTGGGAAAATTCAATATTGTAGATATAATCTTGGATATAATAAAGAAGCTATTAAGACATTGGTGTTAAGAGCAATGGATAAAGGCTTCTATGAAGGTGTAAATCTTGCAATGTGCTATTGTGAAGATTGCGGTTATCAACAAGTTGAAATGGATGTATGCCCTAAGTGTGGAAGTAAAATGATTACTAAAATTGATCGAATGAATGGTTATTTAGGATTCACAAGAGTACACGGGGAAACAAGATATAATGAAGCAAAAAATGCAGAAATTAAAGACAGGGTGAGTATGTAATATGAATTATCATAATATAACATATCCAGATCAAAACAATGGTGATGGGTTAAGAATTGTATTATGGGTGGCAGGTTGTGAACATCATTGTACAAATTGTCAAAATCAGCAAACGTGGAGTCCCCAAAGTGGGATTCCCTTTGATAAAAATGCAATGAATGAAATACTAAATGAGTTAAAAAAAGACTATATTAGTGGAATTACATTCAGTGGTGGTGATCCTTTACACCCCAAAAATGTACAAAATGTTCTGAAAATCGTGGATGAAATTCGAGTTTCATATCCCACTAAAAATATCTGGTTATACACAGGATATACATGGGAACAGATTATGCATCCAGTTATAACCGATATTAACTCTGAACAACTTAAAATGCTACAAATGCGTAAAGAATTAGTTAGTAAATGTAATGTACTTATAGATGGAAGATATGTCGATGAACTCAGAGATATATCTCTACATTGGAGAGGCTCATCTAACCAGAGAGTTATTAATGTACAAGAAACATTGAAACAAAAACAAATAGTATTATGGGAGTCTTAATTGACTCCCGTACAAAAGGAGAAAATTCTTATGGTAGAACCCAAAACATATCGTGTAAAACAACCAATTAGAGATAGAGATTTTGTATCTAATAATTTCAGAGTAACCCCAACTCAATATATACTAAACAAATCGTTATACACAGAGGAAATCATTCTTAATCTTACCGTAGATAAAGAAGATTATTTCGTATCAACAAATGTACGATATGCAAATGGAACATTATTCGCACCATTCTATAATCCAGATGATAGAGGTAATAATAAACTCTACAAAAAAGTAGTAAAAGCATATAACAAATTTATGAGTAATATGAAAGATATTTTTGAGGAAGTATCAGAAAATGAAGACTATTGATAAAGGAGATATCGTGTATTACACACGAATATTCCCAGAAACAGGCACATATGATTTGTGCGATTTAGTTGTAAGAACTGTTATGGATAATTGGTTCTGTGGCGTAGACAAGAAAGACAAACGTGCATACTTACTAGGATTCAATGAGATTGATGAAAATGTCTTTGATAATCGTTCAATTGCTCTTAAAAGAATACACAATGCAGAACAAAAATATCCGCAAATAAACGGAGAAACATATTATGAGGAATATTAAAAATAGTGTTGATTTAGAATGGAATGTATTTGTTCCTGATATAAATAAAAGAAAAATAAAAGTATTTAATATCTTTAATCATATCAGTTACAAACAGGAAATTGTCGAATTATTAAATCGCAGAGACGATTACACACTGGAAGAATTTAGAGAAAAAGTTAAATTATCAACTATGTATTATTATTGGTGTAAATGCGAATGGGAGATTCTAATTGCTCCTTTGATTGGTGATTTTGATAAGAAATCTGTAAAAATAGATGTGTATATGCAGTTAGAAATGAATTGGGATCACTACATAAAATATTTATTGGAGATATAAATTTATGCTTAAATATTATATACCAACAACAGAAGTGTGTATCAATTCTATTAAGCCATTTCATATAAATTTGTACGCACGTAAGATATGTGAAAGTCATCCAAATGAAAATATAATTAAAGTTAATTGGGATAATGCGGAAGAAGAAATTCTCAAAATTAAAAATGTATATCCTATTCTTCCGTTTGAAATTATTAAAAAGAGAAAAGGATTGAAGTTATTCTTTTGGAATAATTTATTTTTCAATGTAAAACAATGGAAAGAAGATTTGAATATAGAAATTACAACAACTTGGAAAGAATATCAACCTTCAATAAAAATGCTTATGAACTTCTACGACAGTGATAAAGCTATTCAATATCTTGCTGAGCGTGGTCTTAATACAAGTTCATTAATAAAATAATTATAACAAATTACATACACAAAGGAGATTATTAATATGGCAAAAAGAGTCGCAAAATTTGAAAAAGTTACATACGGACAGTTTGAAAAAGATTGGCTTGATACATTTGATATTCCTGAATTAGATACATCAACCAGACGTGAGATTGAGAGTATTTATGGAGCAATTACACTACCCAAAAGAGCAACAAAAGGCAGTGCAGGATATGACTTTGTAAGTCCTCTGACATTCACTTTAAAGCCTGGTGAAACTATTAAAATTCCTACTGGAATCAGATGTGGAATGAATACTGATTGGGTGCTGAAATGTTATCCGAGAAGCGGATTAGGATTCAAATATCGTTTACAGCTAGATAATCTCGTAGGTATTATCGACAGTGATTATTTCTATTCAGATAACGAAGGTCATATCTTTGCAAAACTTACAAATGATTCTAAAACAAATAAAATTGTTACCGTTAGACGTGGAGATGCATTTATGCAAGGTATTTTTGTAGAGTATGGAATCACAGAAGATGATAAGGTAGAAACTTCTCGTAATGGTGGATTTGGCAGTACGGACAAGAATAAAAAGGAATGATTTGAATGTCTGATTTAGAAGAAATGTTAACACCTATGGATATCATGAATCACCTAAAATTAGGAAGAAATAAGACATATGCACTTATTAAATTGAACAGTTTTCCTAAAATCAAAATAGGAAATACATACCGTATTCCTAAAGATAAGTATATAAAATGGGTGTCCAACAACATAAAAAATACAATATATTTATAATAAAAATGGGAGCTATATCATGATGATATGCTCCCTTATTTTAGTTTATAACAATAGATTTATTGCTTCTGATTTATGCTTATTCATAATGTGTAAATAAATATTATAAGTTGTAGATACATCATCATGACCAAGAATTTCTGATATAACTTTAATGTCCACGGGCTTATTTTCTTCCCAACCTTTTTGTAATAACATTGAACCAAATGAGTGTCTTAAATCGTGAAGTCCAAACCCATCAGCATTTATTTCTGATCGTGTTAATATGGCTTTCAGAGTTCTTGTTAATGTAGATTGAGATGGTGGTATGTTGTTTTTGGTGACAAATATTTCATCATCATTATCTGCGCTTTTCCCAGGTTCAATTGATTTCAAATATAATAATTGTTCTTTTGCAACAGTAGACATAGGAATTATTCTAATAGATGCTGGTTTCTTTGGGATATCAACTACCCATTGATACTTGTCATCTATTTTTATGCGTTCCATTGTTTTATTAATGTTAATTGTATTATGCTCAAAATCTATATCTTTCCATGTAAGCGCATATGCTTCACCTACTCGCATCCCAGTATATAATATAATCAAACAAAATCTTGCATTTCTACCGTAAATAAAATCACCTGTTTTCACGCCTGCAATTGTTTCATCTGCTTTCATTAATGCAACTTCTTTAAATCTATCGGCTTGCTCTAATGACAAAAATGAATGCTCTTTCTTTTGTACAGCATAATTAGTTTTATGTGGCATTCTAACACCATTCGTAGGATTTGATGTCATTATATTTACGGATATCAAATAATTAAATACAGTGTTGAGTAATGTTCTTGTCTTTTTGACGGTGCTTTCTGAATATTTTTTTGATAACTCAACATAATAATTTTGTATCAATATAGAATCTATTAATCCCATTTGCACCTCTGAAATTTTATTTGTCTTAATATAACATCTGTTTGTAGCTTGTAATGTGGCGTAGTTATTTGCTTTAAATGTTGACTCAAGTGAAGTAAGAACACTATCAATGCAATCGCCTAATGTCATTTTTAAATAATCTCTATTTGTGATATGCATAGTTTTTGATTCAAACTCTTGAACTTTACGTTTTACATCTGCCTTTGTCCGACCAGTAAATTCCTTTCGTGAACTCATGCCATCATATTTTTTTCGATACCTTTGATAGACTATTCCTTTTTTAGTAACAGTGTCCCATGATCCAGTTCCTTTTTCTCTCCTAGATATTGTCATATTTGTACCTCCGATAAACATTTTGTCGAATTGTCCATACAAAATAAAAAACTTTACTTTTCAGTAAAAATGTGGTAGTATATATAACGTGCTAGATATATTATACCATATTGAGTGGCAAGTTACAATCATAGTTCACCCTTATGAATAAATTTGAACTATAATTCACCCAGTATTCCCCCTTATGAATTAAATTTAATAGGGTGAAAAGGGTATAAACTAACACGACTAGGTATCAAGTTTGACAACTGAATATCTCTTATAAAGCGGCTTTAAAGCCAGTAAAATCAATATTCCCCAGTATTTATAAGGGGTTCAAAAGATTGATTTTCAAGATACGCGCCTGTAGCTCAGTGGATAGAGCAGTGGTTTCCGGTACCATTTTAAAATGCTTAAGAATACTATAAATTCAATGCTAGATAAAAATGTTCACCCTTGTTTCACCCTTATCATATATATCTGGGTGAATAACTAAAATATGGGTGAACTTAATTTATATTTTTTACAAGAAATATATGCAATAACATCTATTTTATAACCTAATATTCCACATCATTTAAAATTTAAATTCAAAATATAATTGTATATACAATATTACATAAATCTTTTCTAATATACACGATCACATTATTTCCACTCAAACAGAATTAAATTGTATCTACAATTCACAGACGTAAAAAATAGGACAGAAGAGTATCATTACTCAACTGTCCTAAATTATTTTTATCCTCTTGACTTACAGAACAAATGTTTGTATAATGTGAGCATGGAGGTAAGATGCTATGAACACAAATCAATTACAATATGAAAATAGTAATACAAAAAATCTTATTAATGAAATTTATCGTATAAATCCAAATGTAAAATTCACTACATTCGGGAATGTAATATCTGAAAAGGAAGCCATGATGTTATATCGTGCCGTATTAAAAAATAGCAATAATAAGAATACCAATCTTGTTTATATACCAATGTTCCATATGTAAACGTAAAAAATAGGGTAACCAGAAATTAATCTGATTACCCTGTAATTATTTATTCTTCTAATTTATCGTGGTCAAACCCAACGCTCATTAATTTTTTATATTTGTCATTTACAAATTCCATAGAAGATGTTACTCGACCATTCTCCATCCCGTTTTCTTCCAGAATTTTTTCATACTTAACATATGTGTCAATAACATGATCGTATTGTTCTTTACTACATCTACGGTGATTCATAATCGCACTTGCAAAATCTAACATTTCCCAACGCATATCGTCAATTTCTTTATTGATAAATAGATGTTTTAGTTCTGTCATTTGGTTGCTTAAACTCTCTTGATTTGCTTGCAGATTATTACGAATTTCAATACTCTGTCCATGATATGTTTTTTGATTATCCAGAAATGTTGTCTTGACTTTTTTTAATTCACTTTCTAATGTGTCTAGTCGTTCATTTACGGCGTTTTCTCTTAATTCCTTACCAGACTTCAAGTCAAGTGATTCGAGCGTTCCTTTCCATAATTTAGTACCTTCTACAATCAATAGAAGCACTAATGTTACACAGAGGATAATTGTAAATATCCCCTGTGAATTTATTTCATTTAATGTACTAATCATCTCATACCCCTCAATCCTTTCCGCAAAAAGCTAAAATTATTTCTTCTTAATGTACTTAGCAGAAGAGAATCCATATTTACCTTTATAACAAATATAATACCATTTATTACCATCTGAACCTGTCGTACTATCACATACGCTAACTGGTGTATTATATTTTAATGGACTAAAGGAACACTCTAAATCTGCATTAGATGTTCCTGGGCTTTTTCTAACTTTTAACCAAGATTTAGCGATAATAACACCTTTCCATTTTTCTGACTTGTTATATCCTTTTTTTGCAGGTTTACTTGTAGAAGCACTAGGTTTTGTAACAACTGCATTAGGATCTTTGATGTTAGTTTTCTCAACATAACCTACAAATTTATCTGCAATTTTCACTTGATAACGTGTTCCAGATACACCAATTACATCTACTAAATTACCTTTATTTAGCTTTGGATATGTAGATAATTTTGATGTTCCTGTAGAATTTGTGAATACATCTGTGCCATTTTTTGTGGCTGCGCCTACCCATTTATTGTAGGTTGTTTGGGATGGTTTTGAAGTAGAAGATGAGTTCATAATTGATTTGACGATAGAATAATCTGGACGACAGAATTTTGTTCCAGGGAGATTTGAATTATTATAATGCTTGGAACATACCTCCCCGCCATTGGCTATTATTGTACTTCCATTACTTGTATTTCCTTCAATCGTATAGAACTTATCACCCTCAACTTTAGTAACAATGCCAGTATGAGCGAATGTACCGTTACGATAAAAAATTACAATATCCCCACGTTGAGGATTTGCATATTTTGTGAATCTTGCTCCAAGAGTAGGACAATAAACATATGGAAAATCATTCTCATGTTTGAGTAATTTTTTTGCAGTTTCAAGACCAAAAGTCTTATACATAATCCATGAAACAAATACGGCACACCACGGTTGTCCTTGATAGATTGGTTTTAAATCTCTCCAATATTTTGTATAGTTACCATCCCCAACGTTGGTATTTTTATCATCAAGTTGTGCATTAGATTGCTTTTCCATATATCCAATTTCTGCTTGAGCAGTAACAATAAGAGCATCAATAGCTTTATCTTTATTCATAGTATCACTTCCTTGTGTAGTTGTTGGCTTGGGAGAGTTTGTAGAAGTAGTAGAAGATTTAGAATAGTCTTTATAGAACACACTTCGATCGGTTTTTGTTGGAATACCGGGAATGGTTGCCTTACTAGAGTATTGCCATCCAATAACACCAGAAGAAGCAGGAACTCTTAATCTTTCCTGTAATTCACCGGTATCATTATTAGGATATCGGGCAACCCAGCAATCGTACTTTTTAGCACCTTCTGGTAGTTGATACTGATACCAAGAATAACCACAGTAAATACCAAATTTATATCCAGCTTTGATAATAATAGCTCTAAACGCTTCAATCATTTTCATCATTAAACTGTCAGATAAATTCTCCTGACATTTATCCTCTATATCAAGAAACACTGGATAATCCAGTTTTCTTTTATTCAATGTTTTAATAACTACATTTGCTTCATCTTCAATCTGAGCAATAGTAGTAGCATAGCTGTATTTATAGACTCCAACAGGAATCTTATTCTCAATGCAGTCTTTGTAGTTTGATTCGAATGTGCTATCAACAATATTCCCTTTTTCTGTGATTCTTAGGATAGCGAAGCCCATTCCATAATTAGCAACAGTTTTCCAGTCGATTTTTCCATTCCATCTGGAAACATCAATACCTTTGATTTCTGCCATAATATCACCTCATTTTTCTATAAAAATAGAGAGCCTTGCTATAATACAAGACTCCCTCTAAATTTGAGCATAAAAATAAGAGGTATCTCACCTCTTCGACAAAAGTTTATATATTCGTTTTATTCATGCCTCAACAATAACATCATCATAATTATCTGTGATGAGAATAGTATCAACATCTTCCTTCCAGTTCTTATACAGTTTAGTTTTCACGAAATACGCTCTGTACTTCTTCTGACCTGCTTCAATACTTTTGTCTGCTTCTTTCATAATCATACGTGCGATAAATGTTGTCATATCTTTCATATCCTTTCTATGTCCTTTCTATTAATAGAGTTATATAATTACGCACCCATAAGGGTAGGTAATACATCAGTTAAGATACTATCTACAGTAGTAGACAGTTCTGCATTCATTGCTTCAAGTTCGGCAATACGTTCTTTGTCAGTCTTTTCAACTGCTTTTTCATAATTGAGATATTTTTCTGGATTGGCTTTGATATCATCAATATCCAGAACTCCAATATCTTCAATGATTTCGTTGTAATCATATTCATACATAGTTACAGGTTCGGCAGATTCTGCACTATTTATATGATCTTCTGTAACTTCCTTTTCATTTAGACAGATGTACACATACACCTTATCTTTTTCAACAACCTTAACAGAAGGCTGCTTTCCCATAAAGCGAGATTTTGTCATATTCTTTTACCACCTTTTTACAAATTTTCATAATATCTTTAATGTGATATTTTTGAATTACTTTTGTTGAGTTACTATTTTTTAACAATCCCCAGTAGGAGATTATTTTTCTTGCATGTGATTCAAAAATCTTATGATGTGTTTTTATTCGTTTCCATAATCGCATAGCTATTCTACGAATCCTCTTGAATACACGCCTACGGACAGTAATGTGAGTTCTATAGATTCTAAATCCCATCATATCTATAAATGCTCCGTCACATTTCTTATTGGCAAAAGGCATCTGTTTCACAAACCATGATTCTTTTATTTTCAAACCAAGAGATTTACAATATTTAATAACTTCCTTGACTGCTTTATGCATGTCTTTAGCTGATGTTCCAATCATTAATATGTCGTCCATATAGAACAATCTATGATATACAAGACAAATAGAAGACTTAGTTCCATCTTTGTGCTTTCTTACTTTGTGTAGATGTCCTATAAAGTGATATATTTGGGATAGATACAGATTACAGAGGTATTGAGAAAGAAAAGAGCCAATAGATAAGCCTTGTTCAAAGCTATTGACAAGTTCTTTGATGAGCCACATTAACATATCGTTTTTAATATGTTTTTCTAAGAATTGAATTAACTTATCCTGTGGAATAGATGGATAACATTTACGAATGTCCAGTTTAGAAAAATATTTAAGAGATTTATTACGCATCCATCTTTGTATTATACGAGAGCCTTTTAAGCATCCTCTATCTTTGATAGAAGCATACTGATGAACGCCTATGCGACATAATAATGGTTTAAGTCCTTCAATTGCAATATAATCATATATTTGTTGTTTTACATGTTGGATTCCTATATTACGGATTTTATGAGAAGAAGGATCAATCTTTTCTTTGTACCAGATTGGTGGAAATGATATAGATTTGCTGATAAGTTCTGAACGAATAGTATCTATCAAAAACTCAATAAATACTTTTAAAGCTTGTCATAAGTTTCTTTATTCCATTGAGTAAATAAAACAACTCCATACCCAGCTTTATTCTTATTTTGTGAGTAAGCTCCATCCGTAAATGCGATCGCTTGGTTAGGCGGTAATTTAGTGATCATTTCATCTACAGATGCATTAAATATATTTACTTTTTCAGGTGTCCAAATTTGTTTCATGTGTTATATCCTTTTCTTTTTATAGAAGAGGGGAAGAGTTCCCCTCTTTTCTCTCTGCG